ATGCGCGTATTGAAAATTATTTGCCCCGAATGTGGCGCTAAGGCAGTCATCAGCAAAACAAACCGGAAACACCCAGAAATAGCCGATCTGTATTGCGCTTGCTCTGAAATTGAATGTGGTTACCGATTTGTCATGAACCTGACTTTTTCCCATGCATTAAACACCAGTGCCAAAACCGGTGACAAACTGCTGCAAACTGTGATTAATAACCTCAATCCCCGCCAACGCCAAGCTGCATTGGACCTGCTGAAAGCTGACTCTGCCGCCTAATCGCGGCTCATTTCTGAATGCCATATATATTTTGCCTTAAGAGTACATTCCATATACACCCTATTAACTCCAAGTTTCAGGAAGCAATGTATTATCATCCCGCGTCGCGGGATGATAATACATGCACCTTGAAGTACGACGCGTATAGTCATGCCGCTATTATTGCTGCAATAGTTTTACTGACTGGTTTTGTAGTAGTTTATGGTCTGGATTTTCTTGATAAAAAATATGGAATAAGCGAAAAATTAATAGTATTTTTGAAAGAAGAAATGAAGAGAAAGCCAAGAACACCAAAAGCAGACTTACAATATTTTTTAAATACGATGGGAAGAATTAGGTGAATAGTAAATATTTAAAAGCCTTGGGTGGAGTAATGTTGTTATTATTCCTTACATTTCTGATGTGCTTCATTATTGAATCTGCTGTTTCATTAGTGTTAATGAAAGATGAAATAACATTTTCCGGTGCAGTTGTTATAAGTCTTCTATCTTTTCCTATAATATTTTATTCTTTATCATGTTCTGTTTTTTCTTTATCTTTGATAGGTTGCCAAAATATAGCGAGATAATTGCTAAGTGTCTTGCTAGATTGATGATTTTATCATTTATCATGAGTTTTCCTATCTCTTTTTATGTTGATTATAAATTAAAAAATGATGGTTATTTGATATGTGATAAAATATCGTGGAGGTCTCCAACAACGTACGTGAAACGTTTATCACTTTGTGAATGAAATTTTTAAATATCCTTAAATCATATCTAGCTTCTGATTTTCAGAGGCTTTTTTGTTATTTAACATGATATAAAATAGTGGCTTATGCATTATTTTAGCGACTAAACACTACGAACACTCTGACTCTCCTGCTGTTGTTAAAAATCTCTGGCTGAAATAGGATGGATTCAGCTTAATTTCGGCCTGATTCGGTTATTGGCTGATATCCGAATTTATCAGAATTAAACCATTCGCAGTATTTTACCGAATTCGTAATAATGCATGGGTGTTGAACGGAAGGGATTAAATATCTCTATTTGATCCACAACTGAGTGTGAAAGCATATTAACTGTAAAAACAGATTAAATGTGAAAACACATGGCAAAGGATTGTCACCCGTTTATAAGCAGAAGCGTTTTTTTACCCGTAATAATATAAGGATTGAAACTGGTCGCGGTACGCATGGATATGAGCAAATTACAGCAATTAACGATATTTTTACGGGAAAACTTGCCAGAATGCATTTCTAAAACGGAATTCACCAGTGAAATGGGGAAAATCAGTTTTATTCAGGCCCAAAAGGATTTAGGGCTTGGACAATACCAGATGTTTATTCAAAAGTATAACGCGATGATGACATGGAGGAATTTCCCGCATAAAGCGTGTGATCCTCGGTATATTCCACTGTTAATCGATGCATGGTTGATGGAACAAAACGATACGCCAGGCACTTCAATTTTGGCACAGGAACGGCCAACGATGACCGTTAAAACGAGTGTAAATGAAGGCACAGCCAATGAAGAAACGGCGATTGTTATGGTGTCATTGCCTTTGTCGGAAACAGTAATTATGCGTGAAGACAAAAACGGTATTGTCCCCTTTGATGGTAAACGTTGGTTACTGGCAACCCCTGAAATCTGGTTTGCTGAAAATGGAATTTTACGTGTTATGGATGAATCCGGCACACCCATTGAGCAAATTCGATAAAGGCAAAAGGGAAATTAAAGCTGCAAATTGGAAGCTATGCCCTATAGGTTTCGAGTTGCATCAAGGCGGCAAGGGAGTGACAAATTCGTCAGGCACGAATTTGACTGGCCTCCGGTGAAAGGCAGGAGCCTTTCATTCACCTTCGGCCACATAGACAACCTATGTGGCCAAGGTGACCGGGTGCAGCCACCAAAGATGCAATTTGAAAGACGGCGGGTATAAGGGTTATCGATAAAGGAATAAATTATGTGGCCAAAAGTTCAGGTTAACCAAGTTAACCAACTGCAAGGCGAAACAAAGGAGATTGAGCGGGTATTGCTCTTTGTTGGAACGGGAAAAACCAACACAGGTAAAACTCTCTCTGTAAATACCCAGACAGATTTTGATTCTGTATTGGGAGCAGAAGACAGCGCGCTGAAACGCAATGTACTGGCTGCAATGGCAAATGCAGGGCAAAACTGGTCTGGTTATGTTCATATCTTGCCAGAGTCAGCAACTGAACTGGATTTTGTCGAAGCGGTCACAGCGGCACAGCAGGTTGCCAGTGTTGAAGGCTATGTGCTGACAACGGGGGCAACAAAAGCGGTTATTCAAGCGGCGCAAACACTGCGGGAACAGACCATTGCCAAGTTTGGCCGTTGGCAGTGGGCTATTTTGTCTGTTGAAGGCCCTCAATCAAAAGAAATCTGGGCTGACTATGTTGCTCGCTTGGCCGAGCTGCAAAAAGGCGAAGCGGCAGCTTCTGTTCAATTGGTTCCATCTCTGTGGGGTAATGAAGCAGGAGTATTGGCAGGTCGACTGTGCAATCGCTCTGTCACTGTGGCAGATAGTCCGGCACGCGTTCAGACCGGGCCGCTGGTGGATCTGGGCCGGGCAGATTTCCCGGTTGACGGGGCCGGTAAGCCGATTGCTTTAGCGACATTGCAGGCATTGGAAAAGCTGCGTTTCAGTGTGCCGATGTGGTATCCCGATTATGATGGCATGTATTGGTCAGATGGCCGGACACTGGATGTGGAAGGCGGTGATTACCAAAGCATCGAAAACTTACGTGTCGTGGATAAGGTTGCGCGTCGTGTCCGCTTGCAGGCGATTGCCAAAATCGCCAATCGCCTTCTGAACAGTACACCTGTCAGCATCGCGACCCATCAGGCGTATTTTGCCCGCACGCTGCGTGAAATGTCCCGCAGTACGGAAATTAACGGCGTGACATTCCCGGGAGAAGTGAAATCTCCGGAAGACGGCGACATTGTTATTACATGGCGCAATAAAAATACGGTAGAAATTTATATCACTATTCGTACCTATGAATGTCCGAAAGAGATCACGGCGAGCTTGTTGCTGGATTTGGGAGGGAACTAAATGAGCCAGCGTATTTCCGGCCAATCGGTCGATTTTAATATGGATGGTGATCTGGTTCACGCTGAAAAGGTCAACCTGTCCATTACTGACAACACGGCTGCCGCCCAAACTCAGGGCGTACCGGATGGTTATATTTCCGGTGATGTTGCGGCAGAGGGTGAAATTGAACTCAGTACGAAATATTTGGATATCGTCACCGCCAAAGCACGGGCTGCTGGCTCCTGGCGCGGCATTCAACCCGTTGATTTGATGTGGTACGCCAAAGCGGGCAAGGAAGAGATGAAAGTTGAGGCTTATGGCTGCAAACTGATCCTCAGCGATATTCTGGATGTCGATCCAAAAGGTGGCAGTGTGATGACACACAAAGTTAAGTTTGTCGTTACCTCACCTGACTTTGTACGTATCAATGGTATTCCCTATTTGGAAGCTGAATTAACTCGTAATCTTATTGGATAAGTTTACCGGATAAGCTGTTCGAATAAACCATTCTAATAAAAATGGCGAGCATGGAAGAAAATAAGAAGCTATTTATTACATTCGTGTATTCATGTTTTAGCATGAATGTACTTTGGCGACTTATTGCATCAAGGATGATGATTTTTTAAATAAAACCTGCCAGTCAATGGATGTATAAAATAAAGGAATGAGATTGTGAATAAAGAAAATAAAGTTGTCACTTTAGTTGTTGGTGGTAATGAAATTAAATTTGAACCAAATATCGTCGCTTATAATAACATGATTAACGATATGACGATGGACAATAAAATTGTGCCGATTGTGACTTATCTGCGTCGTATTGTTCAGCAGGCTTCTAAATCTGCATTGGATGAATTATTGCAGATCCCCGGTGCTGCAATGCAATTGGTTGAGAAAATCAATTCTGAATACGCACCAAAACTGGAAATTGAAATAAAAAACTAAATGCACGGGTTAAGGCTATCGAAAATAGCTTATTTGAACAGGCCTTAACTTTGCGTCGTCATTATTTACCAAATGAAAACGATGAGACGGAAAATTTAGCCCGTGCAATTTGGTTGGATAATCGATATTGGGAATATACACGTATTGCAACTGCAAATGGAATTGCGTTGGCATTAAAGGGTGAGCCATGACTTTAGGTTCTATATACAGTTTAATTAGTAGTATTACACAACCTATTGCCGGTATAAAAACGGAACTTCGTGAGCTAGGCAGTAAATCGCAAGAGGCATTTGGAAAAATTGCCGCTGGTGGACAGACAATTTCTGATTCATTCTGGTCAACGCATAGTTTCCTTGAATCAGCCATTCAAATGGATGACGCCTTACAATCAGCCTCATTGCAAGGCATTGATAGCGGTGTTATGGCAAAAATTGCCAAAGACTCAGTGACTTTCAGCTCACAGTATGGCAAGTCAGCCATTGAATTTGTCAACTCTGCTGCGGAAATTAACAAGGCCGTACAAGGGCTGGAGCAAACGGAATTGCCCCAGATGACCAAGATTGCCAATACCACGGCGGTGGCCCTGAAAACCAGCGCAACCGATGCTGCAACCTATATGGGGAAAATGTTCGATCTGTTTTCTGAGGATGCTGAATCGGTAGGGAATCTCCAGTTTGCCGAAGAGTTGTCAGGCAAAGCTGTGTTTATGGCGCAAACATTCGGCACCAGTATGCCGGAAATGACACAACTCTTGGAAGGCGCTCGCAAGGCGGGAACAAACTTCGGTGTGGGAATTGATGAGCAACTGGCGGTATTGGGCCAATTGCAGAGTTCGCTGGGCGATGAATCCAGCCGTGCTTATGAATCCTTCTTGTCGGTGGCGGTCAGCGGCGGGAAAAGTCTGGGATTGAGTTTTGTTAATGCATCCGGCCAGATGCTGTCCATGCCGGAAATGCTGGAAAAACTACAGGCTAAATACGGCACAAGCATTGAAGGCAATTTGAAAGCTCAGGCTGAAATTGAGGCGGCCTTTGGTGATTCTGCCGTGGTGGTCAAGGCGCTTTTCAGTGATGTGGATACGCTAAACAAAAATATAGCCGAGCTGGGTGCGAATGACGGAATGGACCGTACCCGTGCAATGGCAGCACAGATGGCTGATCCGTGGGAGCGGCTACAACAAATCTGGCAGAACCTGCATATTTTGATTGGGTCAGCATTGTTGCCGGTGATAAAACCATTGGTGAATTGGCTCGCCGATACCAGCCAAGTGCTGGTGCGCTGGATGAAACTGTTCCCCAACATTGCGCGCTGGGTTGGTTATATCACATTGGCAATTATGAACTTCACTGTAGCAGGTGCAGTCGCCAATATCGTGATGGGAATATCCAAATTTATTCTGATTGGGCTGAGAGGCATTTTTGTTGCTTTTACGTTGATTACAAAATTGGGAACCGCGGCCATATGGCTTTATAACTCAGCTATCACTGCATGGAGTCGTGGTTTGGCAATATTACGCGGTACATTATTGGCTATCCGAATGGCAGCGGTTTTGGCGGGTATTTCATTCAGCTTCATGAGTTGGCCGGTATTATTGATTATTGCGGCTATCGCATTGCTGGCTTACGGAATTTATAAACTAATCCAGAATTGGGATGAAATAAAGGCTTCCATTATGGATACAGAAGCTTTTAAGAAAGTGGCCTCTGCTGCACAGTGGATTGGAAATATATTTGAAGAATCTTTCGCGTGTATTGCTGAAAAATGGAATGAACTGGCAAATTTATTTAGTGATTTTTCACTTTCAGATATGTTCTCCGGTCTTGGTGATATATTGAGTTTTATTCCGGGTTTTGGCGCTGCATCTATTGGGGCTAAAGTTATTGGAAAAGTCATCGCTGATCCTGTGGAGAATACTATTTCCTCCAATATGGGAATTGATGAAAACACTCAAAAATTGATAGCTCAACCAAATAATATATTGCAGGGGCAATCTCAGGCAATGCTACAACCTATGCCAACTCAATCCGTGCAAGCAATTAACCCTCAAGAAAATAACGGAATATTAACCGGAGGAAAAATGCAGGGTATTAATAGAAACGGCTTGATTAATGAAGTAGCCAGTAATTCACAAACTGTTAATGACAACAGCCGCCGGATTGAAAGTGTGACACTGAATATTTCCAATAGCATGACACCGGATCAATTAATGGAATGGGAACATGTGGCTTATGGATAAACCTAAATATATTGATTTATTAATTAGTGAGCGTGATTTTACGCTTAATTCAGGGAATGAACCACTTTTCTGTAATAACCGAACTTCTATTGGGCAGGATTGTGTTCACGCAATTATTGAAAGTGGTTTAGCAACCAATTTAATTGCCGAACGCAGCCCGACCTTACGGGCAGATATTCACACTCGGATAGTTATCTTAGTTGAAAACGACGAACGGATTATTCCGGGAACGGTCAGCATCAATGAAGAATCGCCGACGAAATTATGGATCACGGCTGAAACTTACGATTTTGGTCATATTAATGTGAGCGTAGGAAATGGAAACTAAGCCAAACATTGATTACGAAAAGGTACTGCGTGACAGCGGAATGCCGACTACGGAAACCGACATCAGCGCCGCTTTTGCCAAGGTTGTGGATGACGCGGGGCTGGTAACCAATACATCAAAAATGTCTCCGTTCTGGCGGTTGATTAACACCATCGTGACGCGCCCGGTACTGTGGCTCAAAGAGGCATTAATCAATGTCACGTTGAAAAACATGTATCTGGCGACTGCATCGGGGGCATGGCTGGATATGTTTGCGTGGGGCGTCAATCTGAAACGCAAACCCGCCTCAGCAGCACAAGGCGTGATCCGTTTTTATAAAGCAGCGGGCGCTTCCTCTGTCACCGTACCTGCCGGAACGGTTATCCAGACTGAGCGTCTTAATGGTGAAATTTACCGTGTCAGTACCGCAGAAAGCGCGGTAATTGCCGAGGGTGCCACGAGTGCTTTGCTGCCTGTTTCAGCAGCCTCGGCAGGCGGCGCGTTTAACCTCGCACCCGGCTACTTTCGCATTCTGCCTGTGGCTGTTTCCGGCATTGAACGGGTACAAAATGAAGAAGGGTGGCTATTGACGCCCGGTGCAGATGCAGAATCCGACGACGATTTACGCGACCGTTGCCGCAACCAGTATAACTTGGTCGGCAACTACCACACCGATGCTGTTTACCGGGGCATGATTGCTGCCGTGGCGGGCTTAAGTATCGACCGCATCTTTTTTCTGCACGATGCCCCCCGTGGCGCAGGCACTGCCAATGCCTATTTGTTGCTGGATTCGGGCGTAATTAGCCAGCCGTTTGTTGATGCGGTGAACGATTACATTACCAATCAGGGGCATCATGGGCACGGGGATGATATGCAGTGCCTGCCGATGCCGGAAACCCATCATGAACTGACGGTGACGCTGTTTGTGGAAAATCTGGCGAATTACAGTCAGGAACAAATCATTCGGCTGAAAACCGATGTCGGCAACCTTGTTCGTTGTGCCTTTCGGGAAAACACCGAATATAAGGTGAAGAAAACGTGGCCGTACTCACGATTCTCTTTTTCGAACTTGGGGCGTGAAATTCACCGTGAATTCAGCGAAATCACCTCACTGACGCTTTCATTGGATGACATTATCAGTGAGCTAAGTATACCGCGTCTGCGATCGCTGACCGTCGAGGTGAAAAATGTCTGAGTTTAGGGAACGTCTTGCACGGCTGGCGTTGCCCTCATGGATGAACAAGGGCGAGCCTGCCAAATTACTGCATGCTACACGGGCTTTCTGGTCGCAGATTTATGATTGGCTGACATGGCCGCTGGCGCAATTGGATGCGGAAACCTGCACCGAATCACTGTTGTCAGTGCTGGCTTACCAGCGGGATATCCAACGTTTTAACGGTGAACCGCTGTCATTGTTCCGCAAGCGGGTGAAGTACGCCTTTATCAACGCCAGAGATGCGGGCAGTGCCGCTGGCTTTATTGCCATCTTTGATCGTTTGGGCGTGGGCTATGTGGAATTGCAGGAACGCCAGCCGGGCATTGATTGGGATGTGATTATTCTGCGCGTCAGTGACGGACAGATAGCCGAAAACCCGGAATTGCTGATGAGCATCATCCGACAGTATGGCCGCACCTGTCGTCGCTACCGTTTTGAGGTGATCGCCAAAAATCAGTTGCTGATGCGTGTGGGGAGTGTAGGAGCTGATTACTGCTGTTATCACGCCGCCATGCCAATACAGCCGCTTTTGTTAAGGGTAGGTCATATCTCGGGTGAAGCCGTTTGTGACAATGCCCGCTTGAAAGAAAATACTGCATCGCATGTCACATACGGTGCTTCATTATAAGGAAATTGTATGTCTTCAGTGATTACTGTCGATTTTGAAAGATGGAAGGCACAGCAAGTTGCTGCCGGAAACTCGGTAGTGCTGGATGAATTTGTCTTTGCATATGTGCCGGATTTAGATCCGGCGAAAGATATCAGCCGCAGCGAGAAATTGCCTGATCAAAACCAAATCGTACACCGTCAGGCGGTGAATAAAACCGGGCTTGCCAGTGAAAATGCGGTGGCTTACAGCGTTACGCTGGGCACAGAAGTCGGCGACTTTGATTTTAACTGGATTGGCTTGCTGAATAAGGGCTCTGGCGTGATTGGTATGATCACCCATGCGCCAACTCAGAAGAAAATCAAAACTGCTAATGGATTGCAGGGCAATGTGCTAACTCGTTCTTTCTTGCTGGAGTTTGAAGGCGCAGCGAAAGAGACTGCCATTACCACCACGGCGGAAACATGGCAGATTGATTTTACTGCACGTTTGTCCGGCATGGATGAAATGCAACGCTTGATTAATACCGACAGTTACGGCGAAGCGGCTTTTTTTGAGGATGGCTTTGCGGTAATTCGCAAGGGTGAGCAGTACACGGTGAAAAAAGGGCTGGCTTATGTGGGCGGGCTGCGTGGTGTATTGGAGTTTGACCAAACACTGAACTCGATGCGCAATACCCGTGTGTATGCGGATTTTAGTTATCAGGGCAATCTCGTGAGCCAGTGGAAAACGGTAGTGAAAATCACTGTTGCCAATGAGCTGAAAAACTATGTGGATGCGGCAGGTTATCCGCATTATGTGTTTGCGATTGCCCAGATTGATGGTAACGGCAATATTTCCGACTTGCGTCCTAAAGGCGCATTGAGTGATCGCGATATTGCTATGATGAAACAAGAGATTGGCAAGGTGAAACTGGACTATGCCACCAATACGGCTTTAAATGAGGTAAGAGGGCTGGCGAATACAGCAAACCAAAACGCCACTCATGCCAGCAACAATGCAAATACCCGATTGGAAAAAGGAAAAAATTTGTCTGACCTAGCCAATAAAGTGCTAGCCCGGCAGGCGCTTGCACTTAAATCGGCGGCGATTCGTGATGTGACCCAGTCTCAGTCGGATACCACGGCAGGACATCTGGTTCAGGTGGGCGATTATGGTTTCGGTATTGCTAATGGGGACACGGAGTCCTTGCGAAGCATTTACGATATCACCTGCACACGATTATACCGGGCGTTGGGTCAGGCTTCTGCTGCACCAACGGAAGGCATGCCGGAGAACTCCGGCAATATTATGTTTTCCGTACTGGCGCTGAACATTTATGCCGGACAATATTGGGTCACCCTGACCAGTACGAATCAGTTTTATGTCGGGATGGTGAACACGGACAGCAAAACGGTATCGTGGGTACAACATTATAGCCCCACATTTAAACCGTCCGCAGCTGATATAGGCGCACAACCGAAAGGCAGCTACGCAAGAGGGGATTTATATACAGCAAAAACTGATGCCAGTCTTATCTATTCACCCAATAAACGAGCGATGTTATCCATTGGGGATACTGGTTGGTTATCGTTGAAGGGCGAAACCGCAAAAACAGCAAACTTTGCTGTTGACAGTACAGGAATAATCAGGCGAGGACTGGCAACCATTGCGACAGGCGGAACCGAAGCAACGACCGCAGCACAGGCACGAATAAATCTAGGATTATCATTTGATTTTGCCAAAAATAATCCTGTGAGTTATACGCTGCCCGGAGGATTAATACTAAAAGCAGGATTCGGCACTACCACTGAACATGCCGTGTCGGTGACCTTCATCAAGGCATTTCCGCATACCTGCATTGCAGGCGGGCCGTTGAGCGCCGAAGAGGGGACGAATGATTATGTGATGGCGCAAGGCGTGTCTAGGAATAAGAACGGCTTAACGCTGGCATTTTATCGCAATCTGCCAGAAGTCGCACCATCGGCGAACATTAAGCCGCTCACTTATTCATGGTTTGCTATAGGATATTAAGATGAATATTTATTTTAGCCCATCAGAATGCGGCTTCTATCCCATCGCCGATAAGCCGTTATATGAAGCAGGGGCGGGCTGGCCATCAGATGCCCTGCCAATTAGTGATGAAGATTATCACACCTTACTAGCGGGGCAAATTGTTGGGAAAACTATAATGCCCGGTGAAAGGGGGTATCCAACTCTGAGGGACCCACTCCCGCCCTCAGCCGAGGAGCAACGGCAACAGGCAGAATCCGAGAAAAGGCAATTATTGGGCGTGGCAAAAGAGAAAATTGCTATCTGGCAGGACGCTATGGATCTTGGTATGGCAACAAATGCTGAGAAAATTACCCTGACTGAATGGCGTAAATATCGTGTACTGCTCAATCGGGTTGATTGTTCAACCGCCCCGGATATCGATTGGCCGGAGCAACCGAAATAATGCACTGGCAGCGTAAAACCCTGCAACTGTCCCCGACTTTGTCGGGGATATCCGCCAGTATCGTGCCCGTACACCCGTTTATCTACGGCGTCGGGCAGCAGGCGAACAGCGGCAGCTACTTAAGCCCGACGAACGCCGTGCATTACCTGTCAAACAAACTAACAGGCGCAGGCACCTTGAATGCCCTTGTGTTGATGATTTGCGCCAAGACTCATGATGACTTTATGCAGCACCTTACGCAATTTTCATCGGTGCTGCCCTTGCCAGTCTTCTCTCAGGTCACGCGCATGGCAAAAACCGCAGGCAATTTAGCAATCACCAAAATGCAATTGCCGGGCAAGCAGGGCGGCGGTTTACCGTTGCCGCAGCCACTGTCAACGGCGACTAGTCGAGCGGCGGCTAATGCTCAATTGATTGCACAGGCAAAAACTCAAGCCAGCGCAGGCAATAGTTTGGCGGAGCTAAAATCCCAGATAACAAATTTTGCTACTGCCAGACAAAACGCCTTGCAGCAAGTCAGTGATGCCTTGAGTGGGGCAATGGGTAAAACGGTCAGTGTCTGGGCATTTACCGGAACAGGCAACGGCGCATTGTTGGCGGAGAAGATGCGACAGGATATCCCGGAGCCGGACGCCGTTTACACATTGGCGACACTCTTTGTCGGGGATGACATAAGTTCACTAGAAAGGATGCTATCACATGAGCCAGATTATCACCCTCGCCCTTGATGGTGAGGCCATCCCGTTAAAAAGCCTGACCGTCACACCGTCGGTTATGTTTCAGGATAAAGACCAGAGCGGACAATCTTCCAGCACCACGGTTGCCGAACAGGGCATCAAGCCGAAGGAGCTGAAAGTCACCGGGATTATTCCTTTTACTGAACATAAAGCGCTGTCTCGATTGTTTGCTCTGGCAGAAGCCAAAGAAAACGGTCAGTTGAAACGCTACCGTGTTGCCAACCTGACCGCACAGGCCATCAACTTTCGTATCGGTACATTTACCAGCACGATTGATGCCAGCAAAGTTGACGGAAAACAGGCATGGCAGGTCAATTTTACTTTGCGTGAACATCTGTCCGTCTCGGAAAAACGTGACGAGCGCGCTGCCAATAAGATTCAGGTTAAGAAACAAACAAAGCAAGGTGGAGGCGTCGTCGAGGAAGAGCAGGAAGAATTAACGTGGTTTGAGCGCCATGTATTGAAACCCATTAATGATTGGATAGGGCCGATAGAAAAATGAAACCCATTAACCGACTTTATCTGTCCGGCGATGAAACTCATTTGGTAGACGCCAATCTTATGTTGGAACTCTCATCCTGTGGGCGGGGTTTTATCACGGCTGAAACCACCACGGATTACACTGGAAAACTCGTCCGGCTGGATGTGGGTTATACCAATCTGATGCTGCGTTGGTTTACGGGCTATGTGGAGCGTTCCCAGCCTGCCCAAAACGGCTATCAACGCCTATTTGTGCGTGAACTGGTCGGGGTGTTTGAGCGCCAGTGGCCGTGTTCGTTTCAGCATCCCACCCTGCGCCAGATTGCTGCTTGGTTGCAGGAACACAGTAAATTGACGTTTACCTTGCCCGATGCGCCTTATATGGATAAGCCTGTCCCACATTACACCCATAATGGTACGGGGTATCAGCTACTGGGCAGTTTGGGGCAGATCTTTGCCATTGAGGATTATGTTTGGCATCAATTACCTGATGGGACGGTTTATATTGGGAGTTGGGCGCATTCGATGTTTGCGGAAAAGCCGGTTGAAATTCCTAATGAATTCAGCAAAAGCCAGTCTGCCGGCAATTCGATGACCATCCCCATGATCCAATCATTGCGGCCCGGTTTTGTCGTCAATCAGCATCGGTTGAACAAGGTCAACTTGGTCAATGAAAGCATGACCATCACATGGTTACCCAAAGGCCAAACGGAGAATAAAACCCCCGCGCAGCGCCAAATTGATGCGGCTTACCCTGAATTATCGGCCGGGCTGCATTTACCTAAATTTGCCCGCATTGAAGCGCACACTGAAAGTACAGCCAGCGGTGATATCTCTGATCGATTCCGCCCGCGCTATGCGGTTGATGTGCAATTGTTGGGCGATGATGGCAAAGACGCCGCCGTCCCGGTTTATAAGGCTGTTCCGCTGCCTTTGCCGATGGCGGGTGGTGAGTCGGGCATGTTCCAATATCCGCCCATTGGCACGATAGTGGAAATCGCGTTTGAGGGTGGCAGACCCGATAAGCCGTTTATCCGCCAGACCCTGAGTCACGGCAACACTCTGCCGGATATCAAGCCGGGCGAACAGTTGCAGCAACAGCGTGCGGAAGTCTCGCAGCGCGTAACGCAAGAGGGCAGTTGGATACGGCAGACTGACCAGACCATTAATGAATCGTCCATGCACCGCGAAGTTAAGGCGGATACCGAAACGCGCAACGTGGTTGCACGGGATTCCACCGTGCAGGCAACGGATAAAACAACGGTACTGGGCACATCAACCTTACAGGCGGGGGCTGTCCAGCACATGGCTGCCGGCGATTACTGTGTGGCGGCAAACTCAAATTACCTCGCTTGTGTAGGGAACGATGCCAACGTTGAAGTGGGGCAAAAACTGATAGAAAAAGTCGGTTTGCTTAAGCAGAGTATTTCTGGCGGGAAACAAGAAATTATCGCGCCTGTGGTTTGGGTCGGCAGTGAGCAATTGAACGTTATGGCGTTGATGCTAGAAACGCTGGATGTGGTCAAGGAACTGGCAGAACTGACCGCCGCGCATACGCATCAGAATACCGATGGGCCAAAGAATGCCAGCGCGATACGCAACACAGTCTCTAATTCGGATGGGCTGAAACAGAAGTACTCGCCAGTGATTGGCGAGAATGTATCTGACTTTGGAAGTACGGTTGAAACAAATCCTGTTAGTGAAGAGGATAACACCGATGAGTCAAATGTTACCGTTCCTGAAAGAGCTTTATTTAGCCATAAATTCACGCTGAAACATCAAGGGAATGTTTGCCAAGATATTGCGTATGGAGTGGAAACGGATGAGGGACTTATTGAGGGAATATGTCAAACATCTGGAATGACGAAACAATTTGATACCCAAGAGGAAGGAAACCTTGAGGTTAAATATTTATTTCAGACAAAAATAGGGATTTAA